TGCCTCAATGACAGGCACACCATGGAAAGATGGACAATATGATGGTGCCGAATTTTTAATACGATTTGTTTTAGCAGACGGCAAGACTGTAGAAAGAACTAGAATATTCGGAGGCATAGGAAACGGTACAGTAACTGCAGGAAAAAATACTTTTGAACTTAGTCTAGCAGGTACAATACATATTGAACAAACTGACGAAGATTTAAGACTTGCTTTTACCACTGGTGGAAATACTCAAAACGGAGTAATACAGTTATGGTTAAAAGCCGGCCAGACTAGAATGCGTCAAATAGATTGGTACGGTGCAAGTGGACTTAGTGGTACACAGAGTGCAAATCATTATAGAGATGCAGACGGCCACGGAACACACGTTGCTGGTATTGCCGCTGGTAAAACTTACGGGTGGGCAAAAGGCGCAAGAATATATTCTCAAAAATTAGAAGGATTAGAAACACTAACAGGTACTGATAGTACTGGTATTCCTCTTGCTTCTTCCTTTGACTCGATTAGGTTATGGCACGCTGCTAAAGCAGGTTCTCGTCCTACAGTAGTTAATATGAGTTGGGGATACGGAATAGACCAAGGCGGCAACCCAACAAGCGGAAACTATAGAGGAACAGCTTGGACTTGGGGGTCTACTTACACTGACAGATATGTTCTTTGGGCAGCTGTTGGAATTCCAACAGCAGTTATTGCTGCAGGAGTTAGAATACCAATTCGTGTAGGATCAGTTGATGCTGAAATTGAAGATATGATAGATGCAGGTATTCATGTTGTTATTGCCGCTGGTAATACTCCTATGAAGGCTGATGTAATAAACGGAGCCGACTACAATAATACTACTGTCTTTGGCGGGGTAACTTATAACTATCATAGAGGCAGTTCGCCATTTAGTGAAAATGCATTAATGGTAGGTAATATAGACAGTAGTGTACAATCATCAGGCGGTCAGTTTTATGACAAGACTGCAACTAGTTCTACTAGAGGTCCAGGAGTAAATATTTGGGCACCGGGCGGTGGAGTAGTTAGTGCAGCAAGTAATATAGGTGATGCATCATATACTACAATTGATTACCCAGATGATGCAAATTTTAAAATTATGAATATTAGCGGAACGTCTATGGCAGCACCACAAGTAGCAGGACTTATTGCATTAAAGTTGCAATCAGTTCCTACTAAACGCCCAGGGCCAATGAAAGCTGATATTATTAACGAAGCAAAAAGTGTAGTATACAATACTAGCTCATCTACTGATTATGAGAATCTTAATCAGAGCTTAATGGGTTCAGAACCAAACATACTATTTTCTAAGTTTGCATCGTACAACCCAATGAGTTTTACAGGTCCACTAACCATACGGAATGTTGGACCGACATTACGATAAATATACAAAAGGAACTATACAATGGCTTTAAATTTTCCAGTATCAGCTAACATAGACGACACGTACACAGACGGAACAACCACTTGGAAGTGGGACGGGTCAGTTTGGAACATCGCTGACGGCGCAGATGGTGTTGCATTATTTAAAACAGTAGCCGGCGATTCAGGAAGTGCAACGGCAACTATTGCAACTGATACAATAACAATCGCAGGCGGCACTGACATTACTTCTAGTGTTGCTGGCAAAACAGTTACTCTTAATTACACTGGTGCAGCATCTAATCCAAACTTGTTTGCAACTATAGGCACAGACGATGGTACATTAACAGCAGCGTCTGCTACAAGTAATGTAGATATTTTAGGTGGTACACATATAACTACCCAGAACGCTACAGATACTGATAACATAGAAATTAACTTAGCAGCATTTACTGTAGACTTTTTGTCAGATGTTGACACAACAACAACGCCTCCAAGTACAGGTAGTGTATTAAAATGGGACGGTGCTAAATGGGCTCCTGGAACTGATGCTACTACAGGTGGTGGTGGTACTGATGCAGATACTCTTGACGGACAAGATGGATCATATTACTTAAACTATAACAACTTATCAAATACACCTAGTGTTCTTTCACTAACTGGTCTAAGCATAGGCAATGAACTAGCGGCAAGTGGTGACGGAGCAATTACTTACGATAACACTACCGGTGTTTTTAGATACACTCCACCTGATACAAGCACATTCCTTACAAGTGTTCCTGCACAGACATTTGCTAGTTTAACAGGCAAGCCAACTACACTAGCAGGTTACGGCATTACTGATAGCTTTGCTGGCGCATTTAGTAATTTAACATCTAAACCAACAACGTTATCAGGATACGGAATTACTGATGCAGCTACATCTGCAAGTATTCCAACTACGTTAACAGATTTAAGTATCACTGACGGAACTGTAAACCAAGTACTAACAACTAACGGAGTAGGCGGATTTAGCTTCCAAGACGTTGCTGCATCATCTGGTGAAGTTAATCAAAATGCATTTAGTAATGTTGCTGTTGCTGGTCAGCAAACAATAGGCGCAGATACAAAAACGGATACATTAACTATTGCTGGTGGCACCGGAATAACAGTAACGACAGACTCGTCAACTGATTCAGTTTCTATTGCATATAACGGAGCTTCGGGTGTTACTACATTTGCTGCGTTAACTGATGTTAATGATGCAAACTTTTTAACTGTTGATAGAATATTTGAAGGTACAGCAACAACATTTCAAGTAGATAATGTTGGCAACTTAGCATATAATTTTGAACCACATTATGCAGGCAATAACCCAACAGTATTCCTTATATCTGGACATACATACGGATTTGACTTATTGGGTACAGGCGGACATCCGTTTGTAATACAAGATGGTACTTTAAACAATCTTACTACAAATTTATTACACGTTGGTATTGATGGAACAGTAAGTGCTGATAGTGATGCACAAGGTAAAGATACTGGAACATTGTATTGGAGAATACCTGAAACTACTAGTGGAACATTTGCATATCAATGTACACTACATTCGGCAATGGTTGGAGCATTTACTGTTAAAAGATTAAGTTCGTTGTAAATCGTTAACTACGCTAGTTAATTGCTTGCGTATCTCAATAATTTTAATTCTGTTTTCTTCAATTAACCTTGGATCAAAATCATGACTTGCATCTATTAACAATGCATGTTCTGACATTTGTTTAAGTAAATTATTGCACTCTGTTTTAAGACTAGGGTTAGTTATAGTTGACAGTTTTGCAGTAAAGTATTTTAAATCTTTTTGGTACTGTGGTAGATCACTAAACTTCAGATTGTTCATCGTCGCTTGCCTTGATATTATCTGCAGGAATTATATGATAAACATCTTCAGGAATATGTTTTGTTGCTGTTTCAGCAATAGCACTTCCGGCATACAGACATTCTAAACTAACTGGCATTAGCGGAGTTACATGGAATACAGAACCCTCACGTAATGTATTTTCGTATAATTTGCCGGTGTTAGTATCAATCCATCTTATTCTAAGTTCACCAGCATTAACAAACCAAGACTTAGTAGTTTCTTTAGTAAAGCTCATGTTAGTCTTAGATCCAATATGATCAAACACTAGTATTCGACTACTATAGTGTTCAGTATTGGCCCATAAAACTTCGTATCCAAATTCTGTCTTTGTTACATTATCGTTCATTTTAATACCTAATTAATTAAGTTAATCACTTCAAAGAGTGTTTCTAACTTTCGTATGTTAATTTTACTTTCGAGCGTATTTTTTAATCCAAAGTGTAAAGGCTTAGGCCATTTATTAAAACTAACCCAGGCGTATCCGTCGTGTTCTCTATTAAGTATTGGAAGAAACTCTTTTTCGATTACGCACAAGTACGTGTGAAACAAGAATCCTGCATCATTACTTACGAATGTTTCCAGTGGAATAGTTTTTTTAATTTCAGGAATGTTACCAATTTCTTCTTTAATTTCTCTTTGTAACCCTTCCCACGGTGTTTCTTTATCTTCAGTCGTTCCGCCAACTAGTCCCCAAACATTATCTCGTTTGGTATTAGCCCTACGTACAAATAGGAAGCGTTTAGTTTCTAGGGTATAAAAGATTGCACCACTACAGATAATTTTTTTGCTCATACAAATAATTATCTTTAAAGTGCCAGCCTCCAGGTTCCTCTTGGATACTCACCGTCTACAGAAAGTAACCATTCTGTGTTATTCCAGCGGTATTGTTTAGAAGTTGTAAGATTAGTGATGTATACTACGGCTGTTGAGCTATCATTTGCTGAGGCATCAAATACAACATGCCACTTAGATCCGTCCCATTCAATTATGTCATTAGCTTGTGCAACAAAGTCAGTGCCGTTAGTGTTTTTCCACGCATCAGGACCGTCTGTATTTGTTGAATCACCAATTGGATTTAATATTAAAACTCTTGGAGTAGTTGATCCTAAGTTTAATGCAGTTGTTCCTGTTGTAGCTGGATCTATAATATAGTCTACATTACTTCTATCGCCTACAGGACCGGTTAGTACCGTATTATCAGGAAGTGAATCAGCATCCCAGTTAACAACTATCTGAGTTTCGTCAATTGGGTTTGTACTAAATGTACCAACTATAGCATACTCTACATCTTGATAGTCTAAACGTCTTAGATGTATTTGTGATATGCCTGGTTCGTATGACCCTGGCATTGCTTCAAACAATGTTCTCCAATCAACTGTACCAACTTTGCCTCTGTATATAAGTTTAACATTATTTCCTTCAACATATATACCTTGATTTTCATATGTAACTGTTGCAACATTTGTAGCATTACTAGTTTCATATATTTCATTACCGTCACGATCAACACGCCCAACTACTATTGAGTCGTCCCATGCTGAAAGTTGTGGGGTAGATAAATCAGCTTCAATAGTGCCTGCACTTTCATTGTGTATACTAGCAATAATGTTTGTTATAACACCAAGTTTTTTAACTTTAACTGGCGGACTAATATATATTGGTACTGCGAAGCTGATAGATGCTACATCTATTTCACTGTCTGTGCCTACTGGAATAGTTCTACTACTAAAATTAATACTAGTAATGCTTACTGTTGTAAGACTAGTCCAGTCAATATAATTATCTGTTGTTTGTATTTCTAATGTAGGATTAAACAACACTAGTATTTGTTCCATTAGTTGTAATTTTTGATCAGTATTTGATGTCCATAAATCAACATTACAATTTAGTATGTACGGAGTAGGGTGCAATCGCTCTACTGTATAGTTTTTACCTTGAATACCTTCGTATGATTCAGTTACAGTATTATACTTTTGCTCTCTAATATGTTGTTTACTAATAAAACTTGAGTCTGATATCCTAGAGCTATCAGTTTCTAGTCCTTGAATGTAAACACCCATTCTAGGCACACTTGGTACTTTGTTCTCACTGTTATCTCTTAGGATACTACCAACTTGTCTAGTAATGTCGCCGTACATAACTGGTACAGTAACAAGATTACTTTCAGAATCTTTGTAACTAAAGTTACTCATTAACCTAACCATTTGAGTTACATATCGTCTTATTTGACCATCATAAAAATGCTGCATTTAGATATCCGCCTCTGGTTTCTTAGGTCTTAGTGCTTTACTTAGACTACTACGTTCTGTAACAGTTTCACCTGCAATTGAGTTAGTATTTGTATTGTTGATAAACGTTCCTTTTTGTGTACTTTCGGTATTAGTATTTGATAATGTCATTCTTACATCACCTTCAACTTTAATCCATCTAGTGCCGTCATATTGGAAGAGACGTTTTGGTAAAAAATCGGTTCTTAAAAAGTAGTCACCAACAGCTTTATCAGTTGGAAAAGATATACCGTGACCAAATGTTGCTC